ATGACTACGATTAATAAATCTATACTTCAAAAGAACAACTTTAGACTTCTCATAGACAAAGTTCCAACTGTGGAATACTTCGTGAGAACTGCAAACGTGCCTGGAATTTCTTTTAGTGAAACAGCAATACCTGCTGGTATCGGAATAGACGCATATTTCCCAGGCGATAAAGTCGAGTTTGAAAAGTTATCCGTATCCTTTGTGGTAGACGAAGACTTAGAAAACTTTAAAGAGATTTACGATTGGATGGATTCAATAGTTCCTATCCAAGACCCTAAGAAATATAAAACACTTACTGGTACAACTGCTACTGCTACAAACACGTATTCAAGTTCTAGTGGAGACTTGAACCAATATAGCATGATTACACTTGTACTAAATACAAATAAGAACATACCGAATAGGTTCTTTAAATTCTATGACGCATTCCCAACGTCATTGAGTGGACTAGAACTTGCATCGGGAGAGAGTGGTGAAGCAGTAACATGTACCGTAGACTTTAGATTTACGTATTATGAGATAGGAACCACTAGTTAAAAACCCATTTACGTGGTATAATTATAGTATGAACTTAGAAGAACTTAGAAATGAGTGGTCTAAGGATTGTGAAATAGATGATATCGAACTAGATAAATCATCTTTAGAAGTCCCTAAACTACACGCAAAATATCAAGAATACTTGACCAATAATATATTGTTGCTCAAGAACCTAGAATTCCAATACAATACTCTGCTTAAAAATAAGTGGTTATGGTATAACGGAAAAATGTCTCAAGAACAACTCAAAGAATTGGGTTGGGAAGATGACCCCTTTGACGGTCTCAAGGTAATGAAGAATGATATGCAAATTTGGTATAATGCTGACACCGATTTACAGAAGTTAAACGGTAAGGTTGCATATCAAAAGATTGTAATCGACTTCCTTAAAGAGTGTATGCAAAACATTACTTGGAGACACCAAACGATTAAGAACACAATCGATTGGCGTAAATTTATGGCTGGACAATAATGATTCTTAAAAGTTATATGTGGACTGCTCCGAGTTGGTTCACTCTCGATGAAGTTGCACAAATAAATGAACACGCACAAACTGTTCCCTTAGACCAAGGAAGAACAGGTAATGCTTTTGAAGACCCCGATGGAGATAATACTAATGAGGGTATGAATTCAGAAATAAGACAGTCTAAGGTTAAATGGTTTACGCCTGAATATAGAATGCCACAGAACATTGTAGATAGAATCAATGAAGCATGTACTCAAGGAATGCAAGAATGCGGTTGGAACTTTAACCTAGGTTTTATAGAGAATTTTCAATACACCATATATGATTTTGATGAAAATAAACCAACAGGTGACTTTTATACATGGCATACAGACCATGGTGGTGAGGTTAGACATGAAGACAATGGTATACCTTTACAAGAACCAAACCATAGAAAGATTAGTATGACTATTCAACTATCAGACCCTAATGATTACGAGGGTGGTAAGTTTCAATGGTTGGAACCTAATCAACAATTTGACCGAATCAAGTTTGGAGACAAGAAAATTGATATAGATAAAGCAGTTAGAACTTTACCTTTCAGTGCACAACAAAAAGGTTCTATATGTTTGTTCCCTTCATTTCTATATCATCAAGTTACACCTGTGACAAGAGGAACTAGAATATCAATCGTTGGTTGGTATAATGGCCCACAATGGACTTAAAAATTTCTAAAGTCAATGAAGTCTTTATGAAGATTTCATGTGACGATTCAATCGCAAAAGACCTACATGATTTCTTTTCATTCAAGGTTCCTAATGCTAAATTTATGCCTTCCTATAAGAACAGACGCTGGGACGGTAAGGTATACCTGTTTAGTATAAAAACACATAAAATTTATATTGGATTACTCCCATACATTGCTGATTTTTGTGAAGAAAGAAAATACACATATGAAGTAGAATCGGACGTTGTTAAAAAGAATGTAATAACGGAAGATGAACTCTTAAAATTCATAGAAGATTTACACCTACCTTTTGAACCTAGAGATTATCAGTTAGAAGCATTCAAGAAAAGTATAGACTATGGTAGAAAACTTTTAGTTTCCCCTACTGCTAGTGGTAAGTCGTTAATCATATATCTACTTGCAAGATACTACAACAAGAAAACTGTTATCATAGTTCCTACAACTTCACTAGTAGAACAAATGTCAAAAGACTTTGAAGAGTATGGATACGAAGAACCTATTTGTAAAATATACAGTGGACAAAAAGTATTTGACGCACCAATCACTATAACAACATGGCAGTCTTTATCCAAAGCACCTATTGACGTTCTTCAATCCTTTGACGTAGTGGTTGGAGACGAGGCACATTTGTTTAAAGCAAACGTGTTGAAAGGTATCTTAGAGAAAATGAGGAACACTGCAATTAGGTTTGGTACAACAGGTACATTAGACGGTACAGAAGTCCACAGGTTACAGTTAGAAGGACTCTTTGGGCCAGCGACTAAGGTTATATCAACTTCTGACCTTATTGAGGAAGGTACAATTGCAAGTATCGACATTGACGTTGTTATCTTGGAACATGAGAAAATGTCTAAAGTTAAGTATCAAGACGAAATGGAATATCTTGTTAGCAGTGAAAAAAGAAATGATTTTATCTGTAATCTTGTCTACTCTTTAAAGGGGAATACACTTTGTTTGTTCCAGTATGTAGAAAAACATGGATTTATATTACACCATATGATGAAAGATAGAGTACAAAATCTACACTATGTTTATGGTGGTACAGATACTAAAGATAGGGAAGAGGTAAGAAAGTTAGTTGAACAACAAGATGACGCAGTTATCCTTGCTTCATACGGCACCTTTAGCACTGGTGTTAATATAAAGAAGATAGACAATATCGTTTTTGCTTCGCCTTCTAAATCTCGTATACGAAACTTACAGTCTATTGGTAGGGGATTAAGAAAAGGAAATGGTAAAGATAGTCTAAGGTTATTTGATATTGCCGATGACTTGTGGGGTGACAACTACACTTTACGTCACCTAAAAGACCGTATAAATATCTACAACGAGGAAAATTTTCCTTACAATATTAAGCAATTTAAATTATGAACACCCTAAATATTAATGATATGGATAACAACGTTACACTGGCTCCGAATCGGTACGAAGTAATAAAACTGAGAACTGGTTTAGATATAGTTGGAATGGTTAGAGAGACCAAAGATGGTTTACAGATTACTCTTCCAATGATATGTCAACTATCGCTTCAAGCGACAGGGGATACTTTATCTACTTTTATACCTTACGCACCTTTAAGTGCCGACCCAACATTGTTTATTCCATTCAATCACATTGTACATAGAAACAATCTAAACGAGCAATTCGTTAGTTACTATGACAGTGCGTCTGCTAGGTGGTTAGAAATGGTTGAGAACGGAACTATACCAGTTAAGTCTAATTCTGAATATACAAAAGGATTAAAGGAATATGTTAATCAAACTATGGAAAGAATTATAGAAGAAACTGGTGGCCCAATAACAGACGATGAACTACGCAGACTGGAAATACTAGAAGACGAAAGCTTCGACCTAGAAGAGGTATACGAACAACACCTCTTAAGTGGGGGTAAGAAGGTCATACATTAGAATGGCAATTTGGTACTTAAACATGTTACAAGAAGCAGAGAAAGGAATGAAACAGTTCGACCATAAAATACATGACTATATGCATGAGGATAGAAAAGCAGAAGTCTATCTTTTACCTAACGGTGGTTACGGTTGTAGATATTATGAGAACAAAGTTTGGAAACATGACGTAGTTTTTCATGGTAAGTCTGAAGCGTGGGCAGAAGATGCAGCCGAAAATTATGTGTTAGGAATTAATACTGTTACTTAAAGTGACAGGAAATTTTCTGTTATAAATAAATCGTGATGATATAACGGATTGTTATATCAGAATATAAACCTAAATGATATTAACCTTCGGAGAAACCATGACGACAGCAACAATGATTGCGAAGAGCATGGTGGGAAAAATTGACAGACTAAGAGAAAACAAATCAGTTTGTGTTTTCTGCGATGCAGTGCAAATGTTCACATACATGTCTCTTCCTATTGCAATACCCTTTATTATAATGTACCTTGCTATGAACGACTTCACTATCGGTGGATTCTAAAATAGAACCAAGTTAAATTATATTATATAAGCTGCTCGGGCGCATAGCTAGGATATCAGACGAAAGTCAAAATGTCTAGTGGAAAACGCCCGAAAAGCTTAAATTAACATGAAAGAAAAAAAACTATTACAGTACGCTAATCTATCCCCAAGCGAATCTTGGATAGAAAAATTGCCAGAAATTCACCCAATGAGGCAAGTCTTTTGGGCCTCAGTCATTCAAGTATCAGTCTTTGGACTTATGCTTTTAGGCTTCTATATTATAGACATTTTATTCGCCTAAATAATTCTAGAAACCCTCTTACATATTAGTGAGTATTAACATATAATAGATACATGACTACTAAAAGACAAACCAAAACATCAGAACATTATGTAAACAACAAGGAGTTCACGGCTGCCGTTGCAGAATATAATGCCAGTGTTGTCCTTGCAGAAAAGAACGGGGAAGAGAAACCACGAATGACAGAGTACATTGGTGAGTGTATCTATAAGATTGCAACAAGATTATCCACCCGTCCTAACTTTATCAATTACACCTATCGTGACGAAATGATATGTGACGCAATTGAAAACTGTTTACAATACATTAACAATTTCAACGTAGAGAAGTCTAACAATGCATTCGCATATGTTACTCAGATTTGTTACTATGCTTTCTTAAGAAGAATACAGAAAGAAAAGAAACAAGTTTTCATCAAACAAAAACAAATAGAAGAAGCGGGTGTCACTATGGACGCCTACACAACTATAGACGGTTCACATGACCCAACATTTTCAAATACAAATGTAGAATGGATGCAAGAACATATGAATCGTGTAGAATACGAACCACGCAAAAGTAAAAAGAAAACAACGAAAGGAAAGTCAAAGGCAAACCTTGACCAAGACTTGAGTAAAGAAAACACTTAATGAAAATAGCTATTCTGAATGACACTCATTGCGGTGTCAGAAATGATATGGTTGAAATGTCTGATTATCAAGGACGTTTCTATAAAGAAGTATTCTTCCCATATCTAGACCAACACGATATCAAACATATCATTCATATGGGCGATTACTTTGATAGAAGAAAATTCATAAACTTTGCGTCCATGCAAAGAAACATTGAGCACTTTGTAAAACCTATGATAGAAAGAGGTATTACAATGGACTTGATTATAGGTAACCATGATACCTATTATAAGAACACTAACGAAGTAAACTCACCTGCCTTATTATTATATGGTCAACCTAATATCACTGTACATGAAGAACCTGTAGTTAAAGAATATGACGGTTTAGATATTGCACTTGTTCCATGGATTAATAATGAAAACTACGCAGACAATATAGAGTTCTTTCAATCCGCACCAGCACCAATCTGTATGGGCCACTTTGAAATAGAAGGTGCCATGATGAATCCTGCTATGGTTTGTTCGCATGGATTGAGTGCAAGTTATCTTAAACGATTTGAAAAAGTTTATAGTGGTCATTTTCACCACAAAACAGATATAGAGAATATACGTTACGTAGGTTCTCAAATGCAATTCACTTGGTCAGATTATGGAGACGAAAAGTATTTTCATATCTTTGATACTGATACGAGAGAAATGTTACCTGTACATAATCCAATTAAAATGTTTGAGAAAGCATTCTATAATGATACAGAAGAATCTTTTGAAACAATCGCTAATGGAGACTACTCACAATATAGTGGTAAGTTTGTAAAGGTTATTGTAATAGAAAAGGAAAATCCCTATTGGTTTGACACATACCTAGACAAACTTTATAAACAAAATCCTTTACATGTATCCATAGTGGACGATAACAAACACATGGACTTCTTTGATGATGATGAAATAGAAAACATTGAAGACACTTTAACGATACTATCAAAATACGTTGACGGTCTAGAAATACAAGGCAAGAAAAAGGAACTAGACAAAATCATGAAGTCGCTGTATCATGAAGCAATGGAAGAACATAACTTTTTATGATAAATTTTAAGAAAGTAAGATATAAAAATCTATTATCAAGTGGAAATACATTTACCGAAATACAACTAGACAGTCACCAAACAACACTTGTCCTAGGAGAGAATGGAAGTGGTAAGTCTACACTTCTTGACGCTTTATGTTTTGGATTATATGGACGTGGATTTAGGAATCTAAAAAAAGACTTACTTATTAATTCTATTAACGGTAGAGAACTTGAAGTTGAAATTGAGTTTGCTATCGGAACCAAACAATACAAAGTAATCAGAGCAGTAAAACCAAATAAGTTTGAACTGTATCTTGATGACGTTTTGATTAATCAAGACGCAAACGTAAGAGACTACCAAGAACATCTAGAAAAACAAATTCTAAAAATGAGTTTTCGCTCATTTACACAAGTTGCCATTTTGGGTTCCGCTAACTTCGTTCCGTTTATGCAGTTGAAAACTAAAGACAGAAGAAACTTAGTTGAAGACTTATTAGACATTAGTATCTTTTCTACTATGCAAGAGATATTAAGAAAGAAGATAGTCGGGCACCAAAACGACATAAAGGAAACTGGTCATGAAATCAAGATTATGGAAGAACGGATTCATGGATTGAATGAACAGGTTAATGTATTACGTGAGAACAGAGATTCTAAAATCTCAAAGTATGAATCTACGGTTGAGGAAACTCAATCTAACATCAACAAACTCATGGGGAACATAGATGAAAAGACGCAAAATGTGGTGGCGGAAACCGCCCGTATCACGGATAAAGATTCTAAAGAAACTACACTCACAGAACTGCTGGACTTGGAACGACAACTCGAAGCGGCTCGCAAGAAAACAGTTAGAGAAATCAAATTCTACACTGAGAATGATGAGTGTCCAACATGCGAGCAGGGTATAGATGAAGACCACAAGAAGAAACACCTTGCGGAAAAGGAACTCAAGACGAAGGAGTTGGCTACTGCACTTACAAAAATCGAAACAAAAGTTGGAGATTGCTCCAATAGATTGGAAGAAATCAGAACCGTCCAAGAACGAATAGAAGAGATTCAACGTTCTATTGCAATACTACAGACCGAAGTTGTTTCTAACCAAAAGTATATTACCAAACTCCAAAAGGAGATTGAAGACTTGAAGTCGGAAGCAACTGCTGGTTCTGATGCGGAAGAAAAGATATTGACCTCTGAGGATAATCTTGACGCACTCTTACAAAAGAAAGAGAGTCAATCCGAGACTTCACACTACTATGATATTGCAAGTACGCTTTTACGAGACCAAGGTGTAAAACAAAAGATTATTAAACAGTACGTTCCAATTATGAACAAACTTATTAATAAGTATCTTGCACAGTTAGAGTTTTATGTTGGTTTTGAAATTGACGAATCTTTTGAAGAAACAATTAAGTCTAGATTTAGAGACGTGTTTAAATATGATAACTTTTCACAGGGTGAAAAAATGAGGATTGATTTATCTTTATTGTTTACATGGAGAGCAATCGCAAGAATGAAGAACAGTGTTAACACTAACTTACTAATTCTTGACGAAGTCTTTGACAGCAGTCTTGATACTGCTGGAACAGATGACTTCTTAAAACTTTTAAACACCTTGACGGAAAAGACCAATGCATTTATTATTAGCCATAAGGGAGACGCCTTACATGACAAATTCAATAATGTATTGAGATTTGAAAAGTATAAGAACTTCTCTCGTGTTGTTGACTGAGGAAAACCTAGAGATAGTAATCGAAGAGATTAAAAACAATCTTGACGAATCATTACTCACAGGTTATTGGTTGAAGAAAAATCAAGATGATAATCCGATGGCGGGTTATTGTTATTACGCTTCTGCTGTTTTAAAAAAAGTATTTCCCGAACTGGAAATGTGGAGAGGGAAAGATAACCAAGGTGAATACCATTGGTTTAATAAATGGGATAGTAGGGTTATTGATATAACAGAAGACCAGTATTATAGGAAAGGTAGAACACCCCCTTATGATACAGCAGTAAAGAAACAACAGTTGGGTGGAAGACATGGTGCAAAGGCAAACCGACTTCTTAAAAAGATAAATAGATAGCATGAAAACTTTTTCACAATTCAGAAATAACACTAAATCAATTGAACCTTTAATTGAGGAAGTAAAAATAACAGACTTCCCAGCAGAAGTGGTTGGTGAGTTTGACGCAGAAAAACATAAAAAGTCATCAAGTAGAACAACAGTTTTTGTTATCAAAACGCCAGACCGAGATAAAGACAGAGACGAACTAGTAAAAAATCTTAAAGACGCTGGAATAGAACACAAAGTTATTGGTAGTTCTATGTCTAGTTTCGACCCCGTAGAAGTTACAGGTATGGAAGGTGGAAGATGTATTTTCTTATTTAAACCTAAGTCGGGCGGAATGAGTGAAACAACCTTGAACTCAAGTATCACTGAACTGTTTCCTGCTATAGCACATGAGAAAAAATACAAACCTAAAAGCGTATCAGACTTCTATGATTTTATTCTGAAACAAGATGTTGACAAACTGAAATGTGTTGCAAGTTCAGATAAGAAAGCTGCTGTTGAGTTTATAGGACTTGCGGAAGACTCTTCTAAGTTCCAAGAAAAAGTTGAGAATGCAATAGGTATTCACAAGTACATTATGGACGAAGAAAAGAGTCAAAAGATTAAACAAGTATATTGGGGATATCGTGCAAAACCAAAAGGAGTCCCTAGTGGACACCCAGGCGATATCTTTATTCAGTTTGACGGTAAAGAACCTAACATTCTAGGAGTATCATTAAAAGCGGGTGGAAAGAAAACTTCTGAACCTAAGTTAAATACTTACGTAAACCCTATATTCCAATTTTTTAAATCGGGTAAAGATGTTAAGAAGTTATCTAAAAGACTACACAAAGAAGTCTATTCACAAATAGAAGGAATACCTTCTGCTGATACATACGATAGTAAGGAAAGAAGAATAACAGAAGGGTTATTAAAAGATTTAGATAAAAAGAACAGCAAACTCTACGAATCATTGTATGATAAAATGTTAGAGATTATAAGAGATGAATTAATTAACCTGTTCAATAAGAATGGTAAAGTGGGTGGTAAGTCATTTGATTACATTAAAGAGGGTATCTTAAGAGACGCTCCCGATGTACCTACGAAGGTAATTAAAGGTGTAGGTTCTACATATGAACAAGTCACAGACGATGATGAGTTGGGTGTATTCCTACCAGTGGTGAAATTCTTGAAAGCGGAAAAGTCGGGAAGTTCAAAACAAAATTGGTTCATTCATTTGAAGTCTAAAGATACTACATTGACTATGCAAATGTCAGTAAGAACCAACAAAGCAGGGCACGCTGGGAAAAAGAAACTAGGACAGTTTTATAACTTAGCGGTAAAATATAACGGATTAGTTAAGAAATAATATATTATGTATGAATTAGTTGAAGAAGCATCAAAGGTTTTACGCAACCCCACCGAAATGTTCAATTTCGATGAACCACAATGTGACGCACAAGAACTTGTTGACGGTATGAAAGATGCAATGGAGTTGCATGGTGGTCTTGGATTGAGTGCTAATCAAGTTGGTGTTGACGTTAGTATGTTTGTCATGAGAACCCAAGACGAAGGAATAGTAGGATTCTTTAATCCTGTTATAACTCAGATATCTCAAGAGACAGAAATGATGAAGGAAGGGTGTCTATCTTTTCCCGACATATATATTATGCTAAAGCGACCAAAGTCAATTGTCTTTGATTACCAAACAGTTGAAGGTGAGAAACGTTCACTTAAATTAGAAGGTATCGGTGCAAGATGTGTACAACATGAAATTGACCATTTGAATGGTATCATATTTTTACAACGAGCATCACAATTGAAAATAGAACGTGCTCTTAAAGCAAGACCTAAAGAAAGAGCAAAGAGATTAGATTATGAACAACGAAGAGCAATCGCAGAAGAAATCCAAAGACTTCAATCTGATTCAGATTCCCGAAGTGATAACGGTAAACGAAGCGAAGGAACTGATACAGTTTCACAAAACGCATAGTAACCTTCTAGCAGACGACACATCACCATTATATAAAGGTAGAAAAATACCCATTGAAAATATACGTACTCAATGGATTCGTGACCTTATGCGAAAATTGGAATTCATTGCTATATCTGAAATCTCTAAAACAGGTTCCTTAGTATTTCCCGAACAAATAGAAATTATGAGACTTCCTATAGGGGCTGAAATACCTGTACATAATGACGTGTATGATACTGTAGATGAAGACGGTAACATAACTAAAGTTCACCCCAAGTCTGAATGGGCGGGTGTAGTATATCTAAACCACAGTTGGAGCGCTGACAATGCCCCGTATAGTCACGAGGCTGCTACCATGAAAAACTATAAAGGTGGTAAATTAAGGTTTGAACCCTGTGAGGAACTTCCTATGGGGTTTGAATATTCCCCATGCGCCTTTGACCTAGTCTTATTCCAAGGAATGGATTTCTTCCATTCTGTCTCAAAAGTGTATCGAAATGACAGATACACCATTCCTATGTGGTTTACCACAGATTATAAGGATATTCGTACCGAATTTCCCCACCGATAGTCCCTAAATGAGCTGTTGACAGTGACAGCAATAATTTGATAGCCTAGTCTTGTAACTGAGAAAAGGAGTTAAATCAATGAGTTGCGAATATAGGGAAGTTTTCCTTGAAGCCAAGTACGAAGAAGGACTGGCCAAGGGACTTTCAGAGAAAGAAGCGGTTGAATACGCACTAAAATGTGAAGAAGAATCCGAGTAATGAAAATGAGCTGTTGACAGTGACAGCACTTTTTTGGTAGCCTAGCCTTATGAATGAGAAACTAACAAATCAAAAAGACAACCTTGCGAGACTAATGGCGGGTGAAAACCTTACCGTAGTTCACAAAAGGATACCTACTGCATACTTTGACGTGAAGAACAGGGTTCTTGCTTGTCCTATATTCAAGGACGATATTAGTCCTGCTTTGTATGACCTCTTTATGGGTCATGAAGTTGGACATGCATTGAATACTCCATATGAAGGTCTTCACAGTGCATTAGAAAACAACAGAACATTAAAAGGATATCTTAACGTTATTGAGGACGTTAGGATTGAGAAAGCAATCAAGAACAAATATCCTGGCTTGAGACCACAATTCTTCAAGGCATACAAAGAGTTGATTGCTAGAGACTTCTTTGGAATCAAAGGTAAAGACGTTAACAAACTTTCATTGATTGATAGAATCAATCTTCTTACTAAAGTAGGTACTACTGCTGGTTGCGAATTCACCGAAGAAGAAATGGTGTTTGTTGATATGGCAGAAGCATGTAAGACATGGGACGATGTTGTTGTTTGTGCTACTGCTATTTACGAGTGGTCAAAAGAAAACGAAACAAGAAATCAAGAAGACCAAGCGGTCTCTACTCTTCCACAAGATTTAGATATCCCCGACTTTGAAGATGAAGACGGTGAAGAACAAGAACAAGATAGTCAAGGTTCTTCAATGGGTGGTGACGAAGACGGTGACGAAGAAGAAGGTGAAGAGACACTTGGTTCTTCAAGTGAAGAAGGTGAAGACAGTCTTCCCGATGCGCCTGAGTCTGATGAAGACGGTGAAGGTGAAGAGGGTGAAGAAGAAGAAGGCGGTCAAGGTGATATCTCTGCTAAAAAAGAAGGTGGTACACAATCAAACGTGACTCAAGAATCTTTTTCTGATGATGAAGACGGTGCGAGAGAATCAATCACAGAATACAATGCTCATAACAATGAAGGTGAGTTTTTAGAAGACTCTCCAATTATCAGACAGACCCACAATTTTTCAGACGGTAAAATGTTTGGTAAAGGTGGTCACGCAGATAGAATGGTAGTCTCTTCTGAGGAACTTGCTGAGAAGTTTGAGGAATGGTATCAAAGTTCAAATAGAGTTAAGGTGAGTGAGTTACTCAACATGGCAGACTTTACTGCTAAGAAGATTGTTGACAAAAACAAAAGTCTTATCGCTCACATGGCAAAAGAATTTGAAATGAAACAGAATGCTCAAAGAAGTGTCAAGGCGTTTCAAGGTAAAACAGGAAAACTTGATATGAATGCTGTTGCTAAGTATCAAGTCATGGACGATATTTTCAAAAAAGTAACTTTCTTGCCAGACGGTAAAAACCACGGTGTGGTTGTGTTACTTGATTGGAGTGGTTCTATTGCCAGTTCTGTTAAGAACCTTTTAGAACAGTCTTTGATTCTTTCAGAGTTCTGTAAAAAGGTAAACATACCTTACAGAATCTATGCTTTCAGTGACCAATACAAAACTACTGAGGATTACTATGGAAGAGGTGAGAACGTTCTTCTAGAATTATTCGCTAACGGTAAGTCAAAGAAAACATACAGAGATATGTATAGAGCATTTGGAATCATTTACAATTCTTACCTAACTTCTGATACTAGGTCTTGGGATAAGTCAGAAAAAATTGTTGAAGAATGGTTTGGTTCTAAGTTATCTGAAAACGACTACAGTGCATGGGACTTTATTAACGGTGGAGATTCTCCATACTTCATTAGACTTGGTGGTACTCCATTGGATAACTCATTGATTGCGATGAGAAAATTATTGCCTGAATTCAGAAGTGCTTATCAGTTAGAGAAAATAATCCTAACTGTAATCACAGACGGTTTCAGTCATGAGTCAAACCATATGAGAGACGATTACAGAAACAGGTCTGAGGATATGAAAGAGCAAACTGAGGCTCTTGAGCAGGAAGGTATCAAATCTTATGACGTTATCAAACATCAGTATCTTACTGACCCTTATTCTAGAAAAACATACCCATACTGCTTACCAAAAAATAGGTATGGACATTGGGATTCTCAAGGTTGGAGTAAAACTGCTAACCTTCTAGATTGGTTGTCAAAAGAAACTGGCGTGACTATCACAGGTTACTTTGCTCTTGATAGAAAACAAGACTTCTACGGTTTGCTAACTGCTGTTACAGGACTTAGAGAAACAATTGAACACGAGTTCGGATACGATGACAACTACAGGAAGACTTGGGGACAAATCAGAAAAGAAGGTTTGGTTGTCAAGACTCATGGATACAATAAACTTTTCTTAACTTGTTCAGCGAGTATGAAGACTGTTGATGATGAACTATCAGATGATTTGATAGGTGCTAAGAAATCAACACTGCTTTCTAACTTCAAGAAAAACAGAAGTAGTAAAGTTGGTTCAAGATTTTTAACTAATGAATTCATAAAGGAGATTGCATAATGACATTTGAAGAATTTATAAACTACATGTTCGTTGAGAACTGTATGGAAAGAAAACAATGGGGTGAGAAACCTTATCCCGATGTAAGTGAGTATTACAGTGCTGGAACTAATTCCAGTTTCCTAGTACAAAAATGGAGAAGTGAATATGCTGAAGACTAGAGACCCATTAAGGGTAGACCCGATTTACTATATCAACCTAGACGGTATGAACCACTCTGCTTTTGCAGATGCGGTCATGGACGTTGGTGACCCCCCATGCGTAGCGAATAACTGCGATAGGGTATCTAAGTGTGCTGAAGAGGGTGTAGAGTGCTTCGCCTTTAGGATTTGGGTCAATAATGGTGGTGATTTGAACGAAAAACAGGTAAAAAAGATGGGAAAATTGTTACAACCATGCAAATAGCTGTTGACAGTGACCCTACTTTTTTGGTAGCCTAGCCATGATGAGAAATAAAGATAAACAAAAGGAGACTATATGAGTGCATCTTATGATAAAAATGAATCGATATCCGTGGGCGGAAAGTCGTTTCATTATACTCCCGATAGGAAGGAATTCCTAGAAGGGTTAATTGCAAAATACCCAAACCAAACTTCCTTTACCAAGGAAGAGATAGAGACCACTGGTCATCTACCATATTGGTTGAACAATACCAAAAGGTATCCGTTCAAAGAAGTATCTGATACGGGTACTATCTTCAATCTTGAAGCAGTTGTAAATGGTTACAATGGTGGATACGAACCTCAGACTGTGGTTCCAATTGCACCAGCGCCTGTTCAACCTGCTCCGATTCCAGCTGCGGTGACTACAAATTCACCTGTCGCTGCTCAGACTCAAATGGCAGATATCAATCTGTTAAATGACTCAGTCAAAATTGTGCCTGAGAAAATGTCTAACTATGTTCCTTTCGGTCACTTTGCTGATGTCAAGAACATAATTAAGTCTGAAATTTTCTTCCCTGTTTTCGTAACAGGATTGAGTGGTAACGGTAAAACGTTAATGATTGAACAAGTCTGTGCTCAATTGAAGAGAGAACTTTTCAGAGTTAATATTACTATTGAGACTGATGAAGATGATTTAATGGGTGGTCACACTCTTGTCAATGGAAACATTGTTTACAGAGAAGGCCCTGTTATCAAGGCAATGAGAAAAGGTTCTGTCCTTCTTCTTGATGAGGTTGACTTGGGTTCTAACAAGTTGATGTGTCTACAATCTGTTCTTGAAGGTAAAGGTTACCTAATCAAGAAAACAGGTGAGTGGGTGACTCCTGCTAAAGGTTTCACTATCCTTGCTACTGCAAACACTAAAGGTCAAGGTTCTGACGATGGAAAGTTCATAGGAACTCAAATCATGAATGAAGCAATGCTTGAAAGGTTTGCGGTCACAATGCAACAGGAATACCCACCTGTAGCGACTGAGAGAAAAATCCTTTCTAAGGAAATGGCTTTGAGTGGTGATGTTGACATGGACTTCTGTGAGAAGTTAGTTGATTGGGCGGACGTTATCAGAAAAACTTTCTATGAAGGTGCGATTGATGATGTTGTGACTACTAGAAGGTTGGTTCACATTGTGAATGCTTTCAGAATGTTTGGTGACAAACTAAAGTCTATTGAGATGTGCATATCTAGGTTCGATGAAGAGACTAGATTGTCTATCCTTGACCTCTACACTAAGATTGACGCTGGTGTTAATCCTCTTGAAGAGGTTGTGGAAGAGGGTTCAGAAGAAAATTCTGAAAACCCTCTAGACGAAAATGACTTCTAAGTCTATAATAGATTCATGAGTATTAATTACAAATACAACGAAGACGAACTCCTTGCGGAGTTCTCTTCTTATGTGGATAACACATATGACCAACACTACTCTCATAATAAGTTTCAGGCGACTGAGTTTATTATGGACAGTGGTCACGGTGAAGGATTTTGTATCGGGAATATTATGAAGTATGCCCAACGATACGGAAAAAAAGATGGGTATAACAGAGCAGACCTTTTGAAAGTAATCCATTATGGATTCCTTGCTCTAAACAATCATGATAGGAGACTAACTAGTGATGAAAATAAGTAACGAAACGAAAGAAGTTCTAAAAAACTTTTCGACTATAAACTCTGGCATTAAAATCGATGCTGGAAATCAACTGCAGACAATTTCAAATATGAAAAATATTCTTGCAGTTGCAACGGTGACAGAACAATTCCCACAAGGATTTTCTGTATATAATCTGCCTGAATTCTTGGGTGCAACTTCATTATTTGAAGACCCCGAATTTCAGTTTAATGATTCTGCAATGACAGTATCAGATGATAACTCTTCAATGAGTTATTTCTATGCGTCCGAAGGTATGGTAACTTCGCCTGAGAAGATGATTACAATGCCTGAAGCAGAGATATCTTTTGATATCAGTTCAACACTACTAAGCGACTTGCAAAAAGCGTCTAGTGTTTTAGGTGTTCAAGATTTAGTTCTTGAGTCAGAAGGAACAAACATTTCTTTGACTGTCAAGGATAAGAAAAATACAACTACTAATACATTCAGCAGAATGGTTGGTGCTGGTAACGGTGCTACCTTCTCTATGAACTTCAAGATTGAGAACTTGAAAGTCCTAGCAGGAAACTATACAGTTTCTGTAAGTAGTAAAGGCATATCTCATTGGAATAATAAAGATATGGACTTAGAGTATTTTATTGCATTGGAGCCTGACTCAAAATATAGTGCTTAAAGGCATATATAATATTGTGTTAGTGTTATGCCAGTCTCTGTAATACTTTCGGGAGTGACCCCTTCTCATCACACTACTAGGGTGGGTCACGCTGTAAACTCGGTGGGGTTTTTACATCTTTTAACGAGCGCTTAATTATGAACAATGAATTTTTATTTGTAGAGAAGTATCGTCCACAAAAAGTTGACGATTGTGTACTTCCTAAAGGTCTATATGATACCTTTAAAGACATAGTAGAAACAGGTGAGATACCTAACCTACTATTGAATGGGTCTGCTGGTTGTGGTAAAACAACCATTGCTAAGGCAATCTGTAACGAACTTGGTGCAGACTTTATAGTAATCAATGGTTCTGATGAAGGTAGATTGATTGATACCTTAAGAACCAAAATCAAAAACTTTGCGTCCACGACCAGTTTGTCTGGCGGCCCTAAAGTAGTTATTCTAGACGAAGCAGACTACATTAGTGCCGAATCAGTGCAACCTGCTTTGCGTGGATTCATTGAAGAGTTCAGTTCTAATTGCAGATTCATTATGACCTGTAATTTCAAGAACCGAATAATCAATCCATTACACTCAAGGTGTACTGTAATTGATTTTAAGATTCCTAACAGTGAGAAACCAAAACTTGCAAGTCAATTCTTAGCAAGACTTATGGAAATCTGTAACGAAGAAGGAATCAAATTTAATGAGGCAGTTCTTGCTGAACTCATTATGAAATTCTTTCCCGACTTTAGACGTTGTCTAAATGAGGTTCAAAGATATGGTATCGGTGGGGTCATCGATGCTGGGCTTCTTTCTACACTATCAGAAGAAAAGATTACACCCTTGATAAATACTATCAAAGAAAAGAAATGGGGTGAAATGCGTAAGTGGGTTGGAGAAAATTCCGACAATGACTTATCTGTAATGTATAGAAAGATTTTTAACGCACTTGAAGACAAACTTGAACCTGCTTCGATACCTGCCTGTGTTTTAATCATAGCAGACTATCAGTACAAAGGTGCATTTGCATCTGATACTGAGATTAATCTCGTAGCATGTTTGACGGAAATCATGAGTGAATGCACATTTAGGAGTAAATAATGCATAGTGTAAATGACGAATTTCCACCTTTCGTTTTGAACGGTGTTGATTCAAATCAAGATATGGTAACTGTAGACTCTAAAGACCTTGAAGGTTGGAGAGTATTTTACTTTTACCCAAAAGACTTCACCTTTATTTGTCCAACAGAAATTTCTGCAATGGATAAAGTAGTTGAAGCGGGAGCAACAGTAGTCGGTTTCAGTGGAGACAATGAATTCTGTAAACACGCTTGGAAGGAAGTGAATGGTGCAATTAGAAACATCAAACATACCTTACTTGCGGATTGCGGTTTAGCATTATCATCTGAACTAGGTGTTGTTGACTTTGACGAAGGAGTTAGTCTCAGAGCAACTTTCATAGTTGACCCTACTAACAAAATTCAATCTGTTCAATGTAACGCCTTGGACACTGGAAGGAATGCAGACGAGATTGTTAGAACTCTCTTAGCACTTCAAGCTGGTGGTCTTACAGGTTGTTCATGGGAAGCAGGAGATGACTTTGTTGCATGAGTGAGTATGATGACGTAGTCGAGCGACAACGACTTTTACTAGAGGCAGAGGCGTGGGCAAAGAATATTAAATCTATCCACGTCCACTCTCTTACGTCTATGTATTATGAAACAGAGTTCACTCAAAAAGAAATAGAAGTAAACGGTGCGGTAACCGATACAGAATATAACAACGGGATTATCACCCGTCATCGAGGTGGAAAACTAGTACACACTTTCGGTGAACAATTGTTTGGTGAAGAATTGCTAAACTCTTATATACGGAATATCTAATTGAAAAAAACAAATCCATTTGATTTTGTCAAAGCAGTATCTCACACTAAGAGAGATATTATGGTAGACGATATAGAAGAAAAACAGTATGCTCCATTCTTAACCAATAAAGCATTATCCTATCACCAAGACGCAGTTTATTTTGCAAATGAAATGAACATACGGCACGGTGTAGATAACCG